AGGCATAAAGCTGATGGCAGTCCTTCGGGACTGTAAAGCTACACCGGCAGATCCAAAGTAGCCGGGTGCTGGAAAGGGGAAGATATGACAAAGAACTATACAGCGGAAGATATCGCAAATTACATAATCAACAGCCCGAATATGATGTTCGAAGATGGGCTGTATTACGCCCACGTCAATGACGGCGGGGAGCTTGTCCATAGCAAGGACGACGCAACAACGTTTACGGTCCACTTTGATGATAGCGAGTGGGCAGATGATGAAAGCCCGGAACGCTTCTACGAAGAGGCGGAAACCAAAAGCAATCCTGATTTTATGGATGCCTGTGAGAAATTGGCAAACCAGATCAATGAATATCTGGAAGGGCTGAAGGAGGAAATGGAAGGAAAATTCTGGTACGCAGCAATGAAAGATGCAGATGACAATGATTGGGGTTTCGGCTCCTACGATAAGGAAGAAGCCATCGAAATGGCAAAGAGCTTCAAAACTCCTGATGCCTATGTGGCGGTGATCGAGGAAGGCAACGATCCGATCTGCGTGGACGAGATACATCTGAACGACTAAAAGGACGAGGGCCCAGGGCGTTTCTGCGAAGAAGTGGAAAACACAGGTAACCGCGATTTCATGTTTGTTTGTTGGAGGCTGGCGAAGGAAATCAACGCATACATCGAGGAGGAACTGTAAATGACCGCCAGAGAGATTCGGGAGCTGCTCGGTGTCAGCCGGGCAGAATTCTCCCGAAGATATAAGATCCCGGTTCGCACTCTGGAAAACTGGGATGCTGATGTCAACAAAGCCCCTGAGTGGGCGCTCTCCCTCTTAGAGAGGGTTGTGAAGGAGGACGCTATGAAGAAAACACTGGATATTGTTAATGGATATGTTAATGGAATAAGGGAACGGCACGGAAAGGAAATTGTTACCGATCCAGTTGTGGATGGTGATGTGATTAGGTTTACGTTGCAGCCGGATGACCAGATCCAGGGCACCATTTTTGAAGTCACTCTGGACGGTTCGGTCCGTAATAAGGGCATCGGCCCCGGGTGCTTCTGGACGGAGTGGAGGGAAGCGGTTTTCTCCGGAAACGATCCGGAGCCGCTTGACCTCCAGTGAGCAAAAACCCGGTAAAATCAAGACTTTCAGTCTATAATGCAATTTTATAGTGTTTTTCTCAAAAAGTAAAGGGCAGGATAGTGATGTCCCGCCCTTGTTTTTTTATTTTATCAAATTCTGGATGTACTCGCTCTGCGACATCCCGGCTTCTGCAGCCTGTCTTTTTAGTTTTTCTGCTGCATCCTTTCTGATATAGGCAGAAATCAGGACTTTACTATCGTCCTCTTCCACCTCGCCGAAGATTTCCTCATACTCGTCAGCATCAAGAAATTTTTCGGCCCACTCTCTGGCCTCGCCGAAAGTCAGAGGCATTATCCGCTCACCTCCCGACCAGCTATTATCTCCACACGCTTCTGCGTATTTAGATGCAGGTCCACCTTCACCATGCAGGAAAAACTCCCCAGTTTTTTTCCTGTATAGAGTTTCATAGACATGATAGAAATCTCTCGGACCACGCCCGTTGTCCCAATTTCCACATTCCTGTGCCGTTTCTGTGTTGTACATCTTGCCGTTAATAATTTTCTTCATAATTACCCTTTCTGCCCTCGTGACCTCCGTGGCGGGTTTGCCATCAGTGAATCAGTGAAATCTCAGATCTTGATGAATCCGCAGCGTACCTGATCAGACAGGTACACCATGCGATCGCTGTCAAGTGCCTTCCTGTTGTTAATTATCATGGCAGCGTTGTCTCCAACCTGCTCCATGGTCTTATTATACTGAACCTCAATCCACTTCCAGATCTTCAGCTCTTCAGGTTCATTCGCCGAACGCTCAATGTTGTGGCGAATAGTTTCTTTTGCGCCATTAATGATGTCTTCCGCCCATTTAACCTGTTTCTCTGTTCCTTTCATTTTTTTCTCCTCCTTATTGGCTTTCCCTCTCTGTCACTAACTATATTATATCACATACTTTATATAATGTCAATCTTAAATTATAGTTTATATAAATTATTTTTTAAAGCAAAAAAAAGAAGGGACGGTCGAAACCGCCCCATAGTTTTATATCATATCATTTTGTAATACTTTCCACCCACATTACTGGTAAAAGCATAACCGTCAACCGATCCCGGCCACACGATCCGCAGCCATCCGCTTTCATACTGGTTAAGGACTTCCACTCTCTGCCCGGTGTAGACAACCCCGGCAAGCGTGCCGTAGATGTTCGGACTCTCCCGGACATTCATACTTTCCAGCGCTTCCGCCGTGGCAATCCCCTTGCCGACATAATCATAGCACGGGATGCCGTCAGCGTCTTTAGCCAGCCCGAAGCCCTCAATGATGCCCTCAATGATCTTTGTGGCGATCAGCTTCTTGTTCCGCTGGTACCACAGGATATCATCCATATCGGTGATAAAGCAGGTCTCCAGCACCGCATGGGATACGCCCTGCCGTCTGATGGCATTCTGCACCATCAAGCCGTTTTTGTACGACTCCTGACGCTGTGTAATGACCACGCCGTCCCATGCCTGCACGGAGCCAATCTCGATCAGCTTGCGGAGAATGGTGTCCTCTACGGTATGGCCCTTTTCGGAGCGGTCGATGTAAAACATCGTGCCCTTTTTCCGACCATCGCCTGCCGGATCCGTGGTGGCGCTGGCGTTAAAATGCACTTCCAAGACATAGTTGTAGCCGGTGACGTCGTAAACCCCGCCATTTTTGAAGAAGCTGTAGTGATTCCGGTCCGGGGCGATGTCGCACGGTAAGCCCTGTACATCCGCAGCAGCCTTAATCAGCTTCGTCAGCTCCCTCGTGAGGTTCGCCTCCTGACATTCACAGCCAATCGCTCCCGGATCCCATGAGCCATCCATGTTTCTGCCGTGCCCTGCCATTACCAACAGTTTAAAAGATCTCAATCTCGTCCACCTCCCAAAGTAGTAGTGTCCGTTCCCGTCAGTGACGTCCTTGCCCAGATAAGCCAGATCCGCCGGGATGGGATGCTCACCGTGATACAGTTTTTCCCAGTCAGGCTCTCCGTCCTTCCCGTAGTGCGTCACGGACCGGAACTGTAGGATCTTCGCATTATCAAACCGCCGCACGCCATCCCGGGCAGCTGCTTCGGCCACCGCAAGGCTCGCCACGCTGTAATCATCCGCCGGGGTTGTAAAGGCGTTTTCATTGTACCGGTTGTCCACGATGCACTGAGCAACGCCCAGCTTCCCCCGGTTGTCAAGCACGGACGCTTCGGCTTCGATTATCCGGGCCATGTATTCAAAGGTCACTGTCCTCACCTTCCTTAGGCACTTCCGGCAGCCCGGCCAGGCTTGTCAGGATCGAGAGGAAGCCTGCCAGAACAGAGGTGGATGCGACCACGCCCCAGTTGACCTCACCGATGGTCTGTGAGACTCCGATTGTGGCCACAGCAGTCTGGGCCACCGTTTTTAATGCACGGATGCCTGCGGCTTTAATCCATGATTTGAAGTTCGTCATTTTATCATCCCTCACTTTCCGTCATCTGTCAGGTCAATAAGCTCACGGTGTCCATGCTCTATAGGTGGATCCTCGGGCATCGTCAAGAGTTTCTGGTACAGGCTTGTGGCGACGTCGTTGCCTTCTAGATTGTGATAAGCTGTATACACCTTTTTGATTGATTCCTTGGCATAGATCGGGCAGAATCCCTTATCTGTATACTTGTTATATGCGGACACGATTGATTCCCGGAGAAGCGCCTGCACGCCATCGCTGAGAGCCTTTTCTTTTTCTTCCCGGTCTTTCCGGTCCTTTTCTCGCTCTGTCCTCGCTTTGTTGATGGTATAAGTGCATACAGCAAGGACGATCCCGCTGATTACGTTGATGATATACGGCAGAGCCGCGGCTAACCATTCCATAGGGTTTGCCTCCTCTTATGAGATGATAAGGGAGACTGTTGAAGCCTCCCCTTTGGCTTATGATGGTTACTGGTTTAAAGTGTTATTTAAGTCATTGTCCATTAAGCAATCCAATAATTGATCTGTATGCCGCATCAGCGATTTGCAGATAACCAGATTCTGCGGGATGTACACCATTCGTCTGATATGTTTCTGTTTCAGCATTGCGAGTATTTACAGTCCGTGTACCAGTTTGCATATTGTGTTCCGTGTCAAACTGCCCCGAAATATTGATGTGATATACGTTTGTATTTAATGTAACAAGATCGTCATACCAAGTATCGAGATTGTGGACGTACTGCATCAGATCGTAGTACTTACTGTATACGCCAGTTGCTCCATAGTTTACACCCAACCCATCACGGGCAGGAATTTGAAGACCCATCAACACGATTTTTGCATTGGGAAATGATGTCTGAACATTATCAATGAATGTTTGTGCCTGTGCTTTGTATTCGTCTTCACCTGTTGCGGCATTATTCCACCCAAGCAGGACGTACACATAATCAATAGATGATACACCAAGGTTTGACGCATATTTGGAAAAGTCAACCTTGTTCGCTGTGCTATCCCAGAAAGGATTCCCAGATGCGTTCTGGGACGCAGTATAAACAATATTGCTATGGTTAATACCACCAGATACCCAAGTTAGTGTTCCTGTGGTTGGAAAATTGCCGTAATTAGTAGAAACAGCAATGATTTTGATGCTCCCGCTATTTACTGTTTCTATCTTCCATGTGCAGTTGTTCGCATCCTTATAGATGCTGTGCTGATCATCATCCGTTTTGTCGTGTGTACACGTTATTACTTTTGCATTCCCATCGACAGATTCTGCGTTATAATTTGAAAATCTCCAACCACCATACCCTTCATATCCCGCACCATCTTTTGTCATTGTGCCGATAAAGGATATATTTGACAGGCCATCGCCAACAGGATTGCCGCCTGTGCCAGTTAGCCGTCTGTACATTTCTGCAGGCCACACTCCATTTACTGTGAGACTATCACCAACACAAAGCACATTTTTCACAGATTGTGGGGATGTTGCCTTGCTACGGACAACCAGAGAGACGTTTTTCTCGTCCATCTTGTGATGCTTGTTGTCATAAAGTTGCAGATTTAAAGGCAATGTTTCGGCAATATTTGGAGTTATCTCAAACATTCTTCCGTAACTACTGCCTTTTGAGCAGTTTGGAATGACATAGCAGTTTTCAGGATATACTGCATCAATTATGCCCTTGTAAAATAATTGGAACGTATCTCCCACTACAAGGTCATAAGAATCAGGGGATTTTATTCCCGTCTCGTTAGTTTCGCCTTTTGAATAAACATTTGCAATAATCCACAGCTTATTAAAAACACCACTTTCTTCTTTTAACGTAGAAAGGTCTGACATATACCCATTTGTCCAATATTTGTAATGATACTGAACCCCGTCATAGGTGTGCATATATGTGCATATTTTGTCAGCCGCGACAGCAATCCAAACTAAACCAGCCGGGATATTTTTATCTACTGTGAGAACTATAGTCTGAGATTCTGACCCAACATTAACATCGTAGGTATTCTCAAACACAAATGTGCCTGATTCGATTCTTAGTTTTATTTTTGTAATATTGCTGGCATCTCTTGAACGCACTTTGAATTGGATGCTTTTCACATATGAATCTGTGCCTAAATCCCATGATGTTGCAAATCCACTAAATGTTGATGATATATATGCCTCAGTTTCTGCTCCATCACACCATTTTTCTTCTACAGTTTCCAAGATATTTTGTTTTATAAAAGCAACATCTTCTTCAACAGCTTCAACAACGGCGTTTGTAGCATCGACGTTGTTTTCAAGTGTGCCAATGCGCTCGCCAAGTTCAGTGTCGGAAAAAATTTTGAAATTATTGAAACTGAACGTTTTGCCTTGAGAATCGTTCCAACCGCCAGATGCGTAGAACATGAGATGCGTAACATTTGCGGATAGAGATATTTCGCGATCAATAGCTATATTCCTATTAAGAGCAAGTGTTAAGATAGACCCCGCTGTGGCATAAAAAGCAACCACGCTTTGGGAACCGCTAGTGTCGCTCGATTCGATCGAATCAATGTGCATATTGTAGGTTCCGGCAGGAATATTCAGCCCGGTAACATCCAATACACCCGTGCCAGAAACAGTTCGTTTGAACACGGATTTGGTTTGAGTATCTGCCAAATCGTTTAAAGCGCTCTTTAAATCAGCAACATCCTGTGCCACATCTTCTTTCAGGTTTGCCACAACCTTATCAACCGGCACACGCCGAAGCGTCTCCATAGTCGTTCCGTTCACGTTATCAGTCTGGGAGACCAGGACATGTGCATCATCTTTCAACTCAGATGCCGTAGCCTTTTCGGTTATTTTTTGTAATGTCAATACCGACATACTGCCCTCCTTCCCGGTTATTCGCAGATATAGAAGCCGTGGTAATTATTAGCTTCGGTCATTATAGTGCTTAGGTTCATGATCTGACCATTGCTGGCCTCTATTCCCAAAACTTTGACAACACTAGCATATCCAGTACTCACGCCCACCATCTCCACAAAAACATCCTGTTTCGGACGATATCCTTCTGGAATGATGGCAATCGTATTTCCTATAGAAACGGTGCTGTTTGCCGCCGTAAGATCTTTGATCGTAATTTCCACCCAATGTCCATATTTTGTCAAATGGATTCCGTTACATGCAAACCACTCTGGCGAATGCACCGCCAGATCAATGCTGCTAACCTCTCCTCCGCCGCCCATTTCCTCGATCATCCCTTTCAGTTCATTGTATGCAGTCTGCAAATCCTCAAGTGTTACCAGTTTATCCTTCACCGCCATGCCATCGCGCTCCTCTCTTTACGATGCAATTCCCAAAAAGCTCTTTGTCTCGCTTACCGTCGCAGTTGCCCGGTCAAGTGCCACAAGCTGATACCGGGTACCATCATACACAAAAGTAGCGATATCCCCAGCGAGAATCATGTTTGCCGTGATAGCCCCGCCATTTTTATATATAGCCTTCGCCCCGGTGCCATTTATGTTCAGCGTTGCGTTTGCCGGGACATTGTTTTCAAACTTGACGCATACTATCCCGTTAATGGTCAGCTTATATCCGGATAATGTGGCTGTTTTTGCTGTTGTTGCTGCAGCAGTGCTGCAAACAGCATAGCCAAAACCCGAACCGGCATTTGGATGTGTATGAGACGCCGCCGCAGCCCCGATCTGAGCGATGGTCACGTTATGTGGATTGTTGTTTGCAGTAAGATGAGCCTTCAGCGTTGAGATCGCCTTCGCAACTTTTCCCAGTATATTAGACAGCGTGGATCCAGAAGTGATGTCATCCAGGGAAGTGGAAGCCGTAAAGGTCACGGTCATATTGTCCGGGGCAAGGTTCGGAACATTTCCGAGCCCTACCTGAGCTTTTGTAACATGGTGCGGGTTATTGTAATCCGTCAGATGATCCTCAAACTCCTCATCGGTAACATATCCGGTAACCTCGCTAATGATCGCCGTCACGTTCTCTGCATCACCAACCGCCACATGAAGCGTAAATACGATATTCGCATGGTTCCCGCTTGTATCCGGTTTAACCAGGATTGCCTCGGTTCCGGCATTGGTATACGCGTACAGTGACGAAGTCTCTCCATCATCGATCGACGCCATGACACCAAGCTCTCTCAAGTAAAACGAAGAAGAGATGCCGGAAAGCTGAAGGGTAAAGACCAGGGTGGCAACATTGTCCGAAGTAGTGCAGCTGTCAAACTGAAGGGTTTTCTTTGGCGATATCACGGCTGACATGCCCTTGATCCTTGTGCCTGCCGGCAGCGTTCCGTCACCCAGGACAATACTCGTAAAAGTTAGTGCTGTATCCTCGTATATGGCTGCTATAATCGCGGCAGACCCATAGTCGGTTATTTGCAGATTTGGAAAATTCATATTTCCTCCTATACCTCGTCAACTCGCGAGAAGAGCAGTCCGTTGTTTTCGTCGGTCAGAGCATTGTTAAGTTCATCCGCGTAGAAAACAATGTCAGAAGACGGCTGATCGCTGTCAATAAATACTGTTGCACTCTCCATCAGGATCTCACCAAAGCCGATCTCTTCTTCATTTGCCGGGACGCTGATGTTGATGGCATCAAGCCTTGCGGTCTTCCGCTTAACTGTTTCAATGTTTTCTGCAAGACGGTCAATCGCGTCCATTGAAGTGACATCATGCAGCGTCACCCGGAAATGGTTCGGGGTGCCGCCATAGTCATACCATTCATCAACCGTTCCATTGCCCCAGATCGAGAGGATGACAGTTTCAACCGCGTAATTTGTTCCGTCTTTCGCGGCAACGATAAGGGCATTTTTGATCAGGTCGCGCTTAACCTCGATGGAATAATCGTTGTTATAATACCGGACATTCAACTCCACGGCGAGCAGATCCAGTGCGAATTCAGGAGCCCCGTCAATAAACGCATATACCAGGATTTTATCCATTACCTGGACATATGTCTGATAAGCCTGCTTGATCGCGTAACTGATCGCCACAACCTGGGGCTGCCTGGTAAACTCAAGCGGAAGGATATCTTTCAGTTCGCCATTCCGAAGGTCAATCATCTTCCAGCCCTCCGTAGTTCACCGCCTTGGTTCCGAGCTGCGGGACCTGAGCGTTTGTGGTGGCCACGTAAGTCGGATAAGTTACGGTTACGCGCTTAGCGCCCGCAGCCATGACATACTCAACCAGCTTCCCGGGCTCCACATCCCTGCCGATCGCGCCGGACTGCCATGCTATATACTGGTCAACCGCTGCATTGACCGCCGCCTGAATTTGGGCAACTGATGAAACCTCTGACCGGTTGATGTAGTAAGTAAATTCAATATCATACGGCAGTGCTGTCGGTGAGCTTACTGTCACATGGTCAGTCATGGGCTTACGCTCAGATGCCGTGATGTAATCCTCGATCACCTGAAGGACGTCCTGTGAGAAAAATTCCCCGTTTTTCCCGATCACGAAGATCTCAACCTCACACTCGCTCGGGGACGTCACCCGGACATCCTCAACGCCCGAATATGCTTCACGCGTCAGGTAAATGTATGCAATTTCCGGACCGGCGACCGAGAAATTCCCGGATGCCAGATAAATCCGTTCTGCAAGGGCTTCATCGCTTTCCTTGTCAAGGCCGCCGGATGTTGCGCTGACGTTGTAGACTGATGCGATGTATGGGATTGGGTCAACCAGTACATTCAGTTCCCCGGCTTCAATCCCGTTCCATTCCTGCCCGGCGGTCTGGGACGTACAGAGGGCATCTACATAGGTCGCACCGATCGGGATCTCCGCATATTCATCCGTCTCAAAGTAGACTTCCGCTCCCGATGTGGTCACTCTTGTGCCGGCCGGAATACTGGTGACCGCCGCCCTGACAGCCGCAAGAGAAAAGCGCACTGTGCAGACAGCGGAGGACTCGCCTTTGCGCTCGATGCCTTTAAGCGCCCCGAGATTGTCCAGGTAATCACCATAAGCGTACTTCAGGAAATTCATCTTCCCGGCAATGTCCGTGTTGAGGTACATCTGATAGATCTGCACCGCACACGCATAGAGCATCAGGGATACCGGCTCGCCCTCTTTGAGCGTCACAGCGGCGCCGTTTATCTCCTGGAATTTATCCTGGTAGTCGGACACCATTTCCGCTCTGATATCATCCAGGGTAATGTCGCCAATAAAAGAAATTTCCGGGAGTTTTGCAATCTCGTTTATCAACGCTCATCCCTCCTCTCTATCTCGATGGTAGTCTGCAGCCTGCCGTCAACCCCGTAGGATGCAACGACACTCATGACGTTAATTTCCGGGATATATATGTCCACCTTCTCCTGCAGCTCTGCCGCCATCCGGTTCGCCGCGACATTGACCGGCTCGTCCAGAAAATCCCTGGCCAGGCCGAAGCCCCTGGAGCCCGGTATGGTGGTCTCCGTGCACATCAGCAGGGTTTTCAGCCGGACGTCTATCTGCTGCAGCTCCGTGGTACTTAGATCATCCAGGGAGACAATCCGGATGCTGTCACTCAAAAAGTTGTCTATCGTCATTGACTGCCTCCTTAGTTGTACTCTTTGAGCGTCAGACTGACGCCTGCCCGGATAAGTTCGCCCTGGCTCCAAACCTCATCCCATGATGTGTCAATCGACTCGATGTAATATTTATTTCCGCCGATTCGCTTGCCGCCGATATAGAGGTAATTTAATTCGCCGGCCATGCAGGCTTTTTCCAGGATGGATTCGTATTTTCTCGGGGACTGTCCGCGGTATGCGGAAAACGTGATGTCAAGCGATACGGAAGGCTGTTCGATACCGACATACTCAGCCGCCGGTTTCTTCTGGTTAATGTTGTGCGTCTGCCATCGCGCCGAAACACTGCGTTTCATGTTGGTAAACGGCAGCTGCTTTTCCGAGTTGACCGTGAAAACGAGGTCTGATCCCCAGCTTCCGATTTCTGCCATGTGTCAGCCCTCCTTTATGTTGACCGCTCAGACCAGAGGATGTCCACCTTGCGTTTCATTTCGAGCAGTTCGGCGACCGTAATGCTCCCAGACTGGCATTTCAGCGTGACGTTGTTCGCGTCGATCAGGATTGCATTGTCTGATGCGAATATCAGCGTGCCGCTGTCCTCATACTCGGCGTATGCTTTGCCGGGATCGTGCCCAAACTCTTTCCGGTAGATCTTCTCCCCGGTCTTTGCGGGAATATTCGTTTCGTTCCAATAGTGCCCGAGAACGATCCCCCGGGACTGTCCCGAAGGCAGATGCAGGACAACCACCTCGTCCTCTACCTTCGGCATTTTGTACTCGTCATTAAATGACAGTGTAGACAGCAGGACAGTGACGGCATCATCCAGATCCGGGTAAGTCACGGAGATCATGCCGTGCTCATAATCAATCTTGGATACCCTGCCGATCCTGATCAGCTTGTCAGCCATAGACCGCCCTCCTGTTTATAATCTCTGATAGCACTTGTGCATCTCCACGGACTGCTTTGTGCCGCCGTTTCCGGAAATGCTTGTGATAACTTTTTCAACGTAATATTTCCCGCTTGCCCTGCCCATGTCGGTGACCATGACCGTCACGCCGCTGGCAAGCTCCGGAAATCCCCACAGGGCACCGGACAGCTTTGTCATTTTCTCGTTTGCTTCATTCACCGCGGCCTTTGCTTTCCGCATTGCTTCGGCGTGGGTCTCGCAGGATGTGTTAAGGTACATCATCCGACGGGAGCTCCCCACCGTGACCTTAATCTCTTTTTCGCCTCGCTTGTCGGACTTATACCCGACCTCCGCGCCGGTATAGGTGCCCTCCAGCTCATCCCGGTATGTCCATCCGTCATTGACAAAATCATTCCGGGAGATCGTGCAGATCGGAGCGGCTGCCTCCATGACGCCGGCATCAAAAATCACGACCTGGTTGTTGTATACTTTCATTTTCAGGCCGTACTCTTTCACGGTTGAGAATAAAAAATCAGAATCCGACCGGTCAGTCTGCTCCAGGGCCTCGACCATGTAGTCATTCCCCTGGAACATCACGCCCAGCCCGTACCGCCCGGCAATCTCCCCGGCGATCTGCGACAGCGTGACCTGCTCCCAGGTCTTTGTCCGCTGCCGGGTCTTAAAAGACTGATCCTCTGGGATTGCGAGACCGCCAAAGGTACAGGTCAAAGGATCCCCGGAAAACTCAATCGAGTCCAGGATAAAAGCGCCATACTGGATCCGGTTGACGTCACCCTCCCGGAGCCAGTCATGGAAGTAAGCCCCTCCGGTGATCTTGTCGCCCTTTGTCGGGTACCAGTCTGTCAGCCAGATCATGTCCTTGTCGTACATGCTGATGCTGATCGAGTCGCTGGATCCGGAGGCCACGTCCGTAAAGGTCACGTCCGTCAGGTAATCCTGTACCGCGGTGGAAACGTTGTGGCCGTTAAATGTCAGGACAGGCTGAGCCCGTCTCCCTTTGGAAGCCATCAGCTCACCTCCTGCGCCCAGATGGAGTTATCATCCGTCCCGTGCCAGAATGGTAAATTGCTACTGGTTTCAACCGGGATGTCCGGGACAGTGATCTCCGTCCCGGAGTCAAAGCGGAGGATCCCGGCAAGCTGTACGTTGGCCTTAATCAGATGCTCCATATACCGCTCATCCCCGAACAGCTTATAAGCGATCAGATCCCAGGTATCGTTTGACTGTGTTTTGTAAGTTGATGCCATCCCGGTCCTCCTTTCTGCTTAAAAAGCTGTCCGCGCCTGCTCGGCCATCAGCCGGTTGTACATTACCCGGAATTGCTCCATAGAGTCGATCAGGACGGAGCGGATGTCGCTCTCGGATGCGTTGCCCTGTATCGTGATCTGCGGGCTAAAAATAACATCACCGCCGCCGGCCCCTCCGGATCCGGACTCCGAAACACCTGCAGACGTCCCGAGCATCGCATTTCCGGCAGTGTTCAGCGCGGCATCCCGGACATCGTTTTCGCTCGCCGAAATACCGAGCGCCAGACCTTCGCCGGTGTACTGGCCGAGGTCGTACATCACCTGAGACGGGGAATGGATTTTAAGCGCCGTCCGGATGGTGGAGCTGATCCGGTCAGCCACCGCCTGCGCCGCCGAAATAGCGAGGTGTGCATTGGCGTTAATGCCGTCCGCAAGCCCCTGCATCAGGCTGACGCCCGTGTTGGCTGCATCCTCGACCATGGTGGCGTCCGCCTCGATGATCGCCGCCATGACTGTCTGGACACCTTCCGCCGTGGTGTTGGAGATCGTCAGGATGGTTTCCATCGCAGTGTTCAAGGCGCCCGCCACGTTGTCGAGTGTCCCGTTGTTCGCCGCACTGATCAGACCACCCAGAGCGTCATCACCGATCGCGGAGGTCAGCTCTGTGTTCAGCGCTTCGGACAGAGCCGCGGAAGTCTCCTGTGCAGATGCCTTCATCGCGTCAAATTCTGTCTGCATACTCGCGGAGACACCCTCAAGCCCGGTCAGCCCGTCCTGCGCCGCGGAGATGGCCTCCTGCGTTTCCGTGCTGATTGTGCCGGCTTCTTCCGCCGCATCAGCCACAGCGTCAATGGATGCCTCGGCTTCCTGTGCCACGGGCGGCATGGACTTTGCGATTTCCACCGCTTCGCCCATGAATTCCTGGTAGTAATACATCGCCTGATTCAGGGCATATTCTGTATCACTTCCGGATGCAGAACTCTCCCATTCGGCGTACACATCATCTATGGATTTTGTCCCGGCGACAAGCGCGTTCAGTGCTTCGTCAAATGTTGCCTTTATCTCTGCCGGCATCTCATCCGGGATTTCCCGGGCTACGATTTCCGCCATGGCCGCCTGAACATTAGCAAAATTTTCAGCGCTTTCATTGGCGTATTCTTCATAACCATAAATATCATCACCAGTATCAAGCGCATCAATCAAGGCTTTCGTTATATTCTTGCCTGCCGAGGCAACGCCATCAGCTAAAGCCCCGGCAAGCGCAAGACCGGCCTGGAACAGGTTTGGGATATTCTCAATGATTGCGGAAACCAAATTTCCGATAATCGCCGGGGCGTTGCTCACCAATACCACAGCGCCCTGAATCAGGCCTTTTGCAAGGCCGATCGCAATATCAATGCCGCCTGACAGGATATCCCCGGAGTGCGAAGCCAGGCCGACCGCAAACTGGCCGATCAGCGTACCGGCAAGCGTGCCGAATTCCCCGCCGTTCTCCGAGAACCAGTCGCCGATGTCCGTCACAACGGTCGACGCCGCTTCTGCGATCTGCTCCCCGGCATTGTCGGATGCCAGGCCACCGACCAGGCCCATGACCAGGTTCCCGGCGGCAATCGCGAAATCCCCCGTATACGTCAAAAAGTTTGTGCCGATCGCCGTGATGATCTTTGCCGCGGCCTCTCCGATCTTCGCGGAGTTTTCGGTCGAGCCGATGCTGTTGATTAATGTATCGGCAAAAGAAAAACCGCTGTTTACAAAATCAGTGCCCTTATCTCCGAGTGCCGGCGCAAGGTCTCCAACTGTGTCGCCGATCGCCCCGGCAAGCCCGTCAAGACCGCCCTGAGTGAAAGCTGTTTTCAGGTTTCCGATGATCTCGGTGATCTCCTGTACGGCGCCGCGCAAGCCACCCTCGCCGTTCTCGTCGCCTACCAT